TACAAAAGAATTTAATATAGGTTTAAACTTTAATTTAATTTCAGGAAATAATAAAGTTTGTATATGATCGTTTAAATAAATAATTCCTGAAAAATAATTAGGTTCGTGCCCATGGTCATGCTCCTGTGTGTAATTACTAAAACCTTCCTTTATCCCCCAAGCGCTGTGAAGATAGTATGCTTCTATATTTTTTAAAGAATCTAAATAATCAAAAAGTGGTAATATAACTTTTAAAAAATTAGCATTGTTAAAATATTCCCAAGAAGTCATTAAACCTTTTACATTAGTTTTAAAGTTTTTATTCTCTTTTTCCTTAACTCCTTTATTAATTTCATTAATAAAATAATTAGAGTCTATATCTAATACCCCTTGAATAAATAAATATTCTATTTTAATTTTATCTTTAATTATTTTATTTATCCTCATTACTTAAAAGGATATCCT